GGCGGCAAGATTGTTTTTAAGGATCTCCCCCTGGGTTTTTGATGCCTGCACCATGGTTCTGAATGCCCTGTCAGCGGATCCGGCGGCCTTGGCAAAAGAATCGAGGTCATCCTTTGCCACCTTAGCATTTTCCCCGGTAAGGGCAAGGATCCCGTTTACCCCCTCGATCCTTCCTACCATTTCTTTCAGCTTCTGGTTGGATCCTCCGGCAGCTTCACGGAGTTTAACAACGGCCTCCTGGAAAGTGTACATATTGGACCAGCCATCTCCGAGGTTTTCCGAAAGGGAAATAATGGCCTGTCTGATCTGGGTGAATGCCTGGGCAGTTGGAACCCCTTGTTTTGTAAGTGTTGCAACCGAAGCCATTACCTCCTCAAAGGATATTCCCATGGAGGCAGCCAGGGCGGCCACTTGTGAAATGCTTCCTGCAAGCTCTCCAAAGGTAGTTTTACCCAGCTTGACAGTATTAAAGAATACATCTGCAATCCTGGAGGATTCAGAGGCTGAGATTTTCCACGCATTCAGAACGGTTGTCATTCCGTCAGCTGCAGTGGTAACATCAGTTACTCCTCCAACGGCTCCCTTGGCAGATGATTCCAGGAGCTTTAAGCCGGCCTCACCATCATATCCTGCAGAAACTATCTGGTAATAAGCTTTTGCCAGCTCATTGGCACTTTGTGGAAGGGACTGGGACAATTGAACAATCTGTGAGGCAAACCCTTCATAGTTCTCATTGACAGCCGCAGAAATGGTCTGTACTTCCTTCATGGAAAGTTCAAACTCCTCAGACATTTTTTTCAGTTCCTTGATGGCCCTGGCTGAAGCTATTGCAGCGGATATCCCTATCCCGGCAAATACATCAAAGCCGGTGACCTGCCTGGTCATTCCCCGGATAATACCAACGGTTTGAGCCTTGTCCCGCTTAAGACCTGTATTATCAATCCCGGTGGCCCAGTATAATGCTCCGTCTTGTGATTGTAGTGCCATTATATTTCAGTGTCAAAGTATTTTTTTATCTTTTTCGGTCCTTCTATTGTTTGTAACTCTACCATTTCATATTCCCCTCTTTCGTCTTCTTTTAAACTTTGCATGAAGTGGTATTCCATTATCATGCTGTTTAAGGTCTGGTTACTCATCTCAAGGGTTTGATCCGGAGAAAAACCAAACAATTTATTTGCGATCACTAACCTTCCATATGGGCTAATGAGTTTTGGCTTTTTCTTATCTCCTGAAGATTTTCCTCCATGGCTATTATCTCCATGGTCCCGGGGCCCGCTTTCATTACTTCGGCGGTAGATTTGAGAAAACTTAAATATCCCATCCTGAAGGTGATGGCGTTTAATAGTACATGCAATTCCTTCCATGTAAAGTTTTCTTTCAAAAATTCAGGGTAGTATTCAGGATAAGGGCCCTTTTTGTTATGTACACCCAGGCAAATAATTTCAATAATATCCTGCATATGGGCTGAAAATATCTCCGGCGCCTCAGGTTCAAAATCCCTTTCAGAGCTCACAGTAATTTTATCAAGGTCGCTTTGCTTTAGTTTAACCAGGATGGGGGTAATCTTTTCTACGGTGGCCACCTTCAGGGGGAAAATTTCAATCTTATTAATCCCCTGGTGTTTTGGTACCATACTCATGTCCATTTTTCCCGTTTCAAGTTTGAATATGGCCGGGGCATCGGTAACCATGTTCGATTCAAGCTGAAGCAAGGATGCAAGTTCTGTCGGCTGCATGTTTTAAATTAAAATATAAAAAAGGCCTCCCGAATTGGAAGGCCTTCTCATTTGAAACATGATAAAAGGAGGGCTTATGCAGCCTCGACTTTTCCTCTGATAAAGGGAGTGTTAACCACACCAGCTGCAGTTTTAGCCTGCTGGATATAACAACGGACCAGGAGCTGTTCCTCCGTAGTCTTTCCCGGTGCCTGGCTAATCCTGGAAACAACCTTTGCGTTAACAACGGTATATTCCGTGTAGAAACCTGCCGAGTTTGTTTTCGTGGTTATCTTCACCGTTTTATTTACCTCCGGTATTACGGAGGGCTTATCCCAATGGGTATTCCCACCGGTAGTATTCGGGTCTGATGCTGTTCCACCGGCCAGATCCGCAAGGGTATCCGCTTCTGGTGAAATCAGGGCAAACTCGATATAATCAGGGTCTCCCTTTGTGACAATAATGTCTACAGGGTCATCAACGTCCTCAGCTTCTATCTGATTATCCTGAGGTTCATTGAAGTTGAAATTCACAGTACCAAGGGCAATGTTCTCCGTTAACTGGGTCAACGAAGCTCCGGGAATCCCGTCGCCTACGGCACCAACTTCGATTTTACTTATTCCAATTGCAATATCTGCCATTTTATTTAAGTATTGTTGAGCGTTAAAATGTATCTCATGACAAAGCAGTCATAACCGGCTTTTGACGTGTTTTCTACGGAACCTGCCCGCACTAAACCTGTCAATCCTCGGTCAATCACGCAATAATAGCCATCCGGGTCACCTGAACTTTCAATCAATGATTTTATTCCCGTCCTAATGGTTTTAATTCTGGTTCTATTAACCATTCCATTGGGGGTTTTTGGAACGAAAATATTGATATCCACATTTATATCATTGGTAGCAAATCCTGATTTGTTTCCTGAAGGTGAGTTGATGGTGATATGTTCACCTTCATCCCCCGGAACCTCTTCCAATGGAGCCAGATCTTTATAACACTGAATCCCGTAAGGGGAAACATTGTCATATATGATTTCTACTGCATCGAAATTATCAGCCATTGACTACTTTTTTTAATGTGTCTTTCAAAAATTTTTCAGTTCCAATAACGGTACTACCAAGAACATCCTTACCCTGCATGGTTTCCACAAAAAGGGCGTAATCCATTCCGGCAACCATGACCAGGACAAATCCCTTATTGTGAGTAAGGGCAACTTCTGAGACCAGACGCTTTGCCTGGTTAACTCCTTTTGGACCTTCAGAGCCTGAGCCAGCAGGGGTATAATCTTCCCGTATTGGGGCGCCATCTTTTAAGATAGCGTATCCGATGGAAGAACGAAGGTTTCCGGTAATATCATTATACCTTCCGTTTTCCCGTGCTGTTCTTACTCCCTGCTCCCCGGCATAGGACAGTACTTCGATAAACTTCTGCTCAGCATCTGACTGAAACTTATCCATAAACCTGGAAACTTCCCGGTCTGAGAACAGAGGTCTTAATCCAGCCATATCACAGAGTGTGTTTGAAGTACCTGCCAGAGTACTATAGAGTATTTCACTCCATCCACAGTCAGGTGGGTTGCACCGTCAATTTTTTCATTATTTGTAAAGAACTTTTTTCCGGTTTCTATCGTATCTCCGGTTGTGGTTTTAATTCTTTTCACAGAACCGATCTCCAACCTCCCGGTAATTGATGAGTTTGTTGTGGCAGTACCTGCATATTCCCCATTTGTGACCGTAACTACGTTCACATCCAATGTGGCTGTATGTGGCCTACGACTTACCATCTACCGGTTACATCTTTGACGTTTCCGCCTTTTAAAACCATTGCCTTTTCAGGTTCTCCATGCTGGGTGTAATATTTCGCAGCCAGTGCGATCATGTGTGAACGAGGCAGTTTAATACTCAGATATCCTTCCTGTACATCAGGAGAGGTCACCGCTACTGAATAAATATCAGCGACTACCAGTTCAGTTATTTTTTTATACCCGGCAGTATAGGTGGCCGATCCATCAGAGACGGACCGGTCAACTAATGCCTTTACAATGAAGTTATCTGAAATGTCAGATAGACCCGGATAGGTTTTTATTGCTTCTGTTAATGTCATCAGTTACCTATTACGCCCAGGATGTACCATTCGTTTTCAAAATATAGATGCTTTCCACATCCTTGAAGGCCGGAAAGAAATTACCCTGTGCTTCGGTAAATTCCTTGGCATTCTCTGCATTGAACCACTTGGATACAAATACATGATCCTTTTTGGTAGTGACTGCAATTTTGGTAAATGCTTCAGAGTTTTCCTTGGCAATAGGTCCATGCTGGATCTCACCGACATTCATTTCCGGAACCAGGGTTACATAGCCAGTTTTCCATGGTTTAACCGTGGAAAGTACATGCTCAGAGTTTTCAAAGCGAACTGAAGAGTTCACGACTTTGATTTCAGGGAGCATCTGGGCTGACAACATCTGGTTCATGTTTTCCAGGGTCGGAATAGCTGTTCTTCCGGTGATGTTCTGGAAAAGCGCCCATGAATTTTTCACCTCAGTGGTGGCCACCATAAAATTAAAGGTAGCTTTATCCATGATCATGTATGAAAGGTTAACACCAGCATCCTCAGCTGCTTCAACTTTTTCCTTGATATCTGCAATAGGAGTTGCAGATGCAGCTGTTGACCAAATGGTAGATACAGCAGTCTTATTCCCTGAAGGAATACCGATATCGACTGTGGTTTCTGTTATGATCCCGTTGTTATTGGATGCAGTCAGTGAGATAGATCCCCATGATAGGGCCTGCATACTAAGGAACTCTGTCCTTGCCAGTACACCGGTATAACAAAAATCGACATCTCCGAAGACAATATCCAGAAGCGCCTTTTTATTCGAGTCATTCGCCAGGGCACTCAGGGTATTATAATCGTTCATATCCTTCTCATCCATGCTCCTTTTGATGGCTGTCTTGGGGATATCCCCGGCCATCTTTTTAACATACCTTCGGGTTTTTTCCGGAGCGGATGCATTGTATTTAATTACATCGGCCATCACGGGAGAACCGGAAGAACCGGAGAGGGATTCCCATGTCAGCTGAGTGGTATATTTGAGGGTGAAAAACAGTGGCCAGAAGAGTCTTTTTAAAAACGCTTCCTTTGCAGCATTGACGTTCGCCGTCATGTTGCTCTTATTCAGTTCTTTTAATATTGAACGTTCCATTTCTTAGGGTTTAAGGTTAAATAAATAAAATATTAGCTATCTCAGACCTTAACAGCCCCTTGATGGTAGTATCCAGTGGATAGGGCAGGAGGCTTTCGTTCACAGTTCCTCTGCGAAGAATTCCACAACCCATGTTATCCAAGGTAAGATCAACTGAATTAAGAGCAAGGCCCTTGAGAGTGTTTTTGTATGTGGCGGATCCGGCAGATTGCTGGTCAGTTGCCTGAACCAGGCATTCCCCTGCAGTCATAGCATGGCCAATGGTAGTTCCTACAGTGATAACATCATAATCCTCACTGGAATCAGTGTCGATGTCTGTGATAGCCTCCGATGCACCTGCGAGAGCTGAATCGGCAATAAAATCACCAACCTTGAACTCATGACCTTTCAGAACCTTGTAATCGGTTTCTGAATTGGTTTCGTTCTCATACAATTCGGCAGTTTTGAAGACGTGGTAAATGCCATTGGCATCCACTCCTAAAGGAGCGCCCACGCCCATTTTGGTGGTTGTGGTCTTGAAGTCATCAGGATCCACAATACCTCCACCAGGGATGTCCTCTAATATCCTTTCGATACAGAGGGACTTTTCGGTGTCACTTGTTTCTGTTACGTACATTTGTCAAATTTTTAATGAATGAATTAATCTTTCTTCTCAGCACTTTCACCGTACTTATCCTTCAGGTAATCATCCATTTCCTCATCTGATGCCTCAGTACCTGCTACACCACGCTCGTGGCCACCGGTTACTTTGGTCTTAACAATTTCCTGCTCAAGTTCAAGG